GCAGAAGTATCAGTCCATTTAAGTGTTATATCTGCAGCATTTGAACCATCAATATTAGTAACCCATACTTCTTTTATAGTAGCCGAAAAACTAGCAGGGCAAGTATACACTGTTGTTAAGTTGGTGCTAGACAAAGCTGAAGCAGCATTTATAATTCTTACAGACATGTGCTAGCCCCCTTTATTAAAGGCATAAAATACTTGCTCACCTAATATTAAAGATGAGCAAGTATTTATGCATACTTAGTTACTAGGAAACACTAGCACTAAACGGCGTAGCCTCTGTACCAGAAGCATTAAGCAAACCACTAACCGTGTACTGGTTAGTAGCAATATCCGTTAATAGGAGATAATCCCCAATTTGTACACCACCCTGCGTAG